CCCCAGGGAGCAGTAAGGCAACTACAAAGTTAGCCACCCGGGTATTCCCGAGTTTGGCTAATGTCTGAGTTAGGTTCCCAACCGTTCTATATCCTTTGGCATACGACCGGACCGCATCTGCAATACGCAGACTTGGTCTTACTCTCTTGGCTCGAGCAATAAACTCGACAAAACTTGGTAAGTTACCAAGAGCCACAAAATACTCACGTATAGAGAGGGGAGACGCATCTTGTCCCCGGAAGTAGAATCGCTTAGCGAATTCAAAAGTGCCATTGGATGAAATAAGTGATTTTGCGAAACCAATTTTGATTCCGAAATCCTTACATAGGGTTTCGTACTGTCGTGAAACAGCTGTACCAAGGATAACGATATCGTCTCCTAGTAATGCGTACAGTGGGTACCACCCGCGGTACCCTGCCTTATAAGCGGCAAATTGAACCATAAGGTGATGAGTGATGGCGAGCATTGCCCAATTTGAGTAAGCTCCCATAGGCATCCCAGTCCCATACCGAATCATGGCTTCCCCAGGATAGCACCTTGCCCGTAAGGGCTTGTTACTATAGGGCATCCCGACTAACAAAGTTAGCCAGGACTTCGCAACCGCAGGGGTTACTAAATTACCAAGGACTGATATGGTTAGTTCGGATGGTATCCTATCAGTAGCCGCCTTCAAATCGAACGAGTAAACGTAAGATTTTCCCGTTGTGCTGAGGGACTCCATTATTTTCTCTGAAAGCGCCTCCAAGGGTTTGCCTTGGTCATGTGTACCATCCTGAGGGATGATAGACAGAATACTCTTAAAGATATATTCATGAAGAGGGAACAGTAAACACTGTATCCACCATGTCACCATGGCCACAACTCTCACCTTTCCCGCTGGTTCAGGTATTTCATGGAGCCGGCCTAGACGGAGGTGCTTAGACCAATCTCTGGCGAACATGTAGCCGGTTCGGCGACGAGTCTCCTCGTTATTCCGAAATACTTCTACAATTCTGAGGATGTGCAGTGAACGTTCAAGAAGGGTTTCCCCCTCCTTATGGTTGTGCTTACTCATCCACAGAAGCTTTTCAGCTTTTGTCGAGCCAAACTCCGAGGAGGAATTTGGGATCGACCCCACCATATCCCGGATTAAACCCAAGAACTTGGTGTTCATTGTTCGGAGACAATAGTCTTCCAAACTCTTATACCAAGGAGTTGATCTAGCATTCCAAATCGCTAGTGCGTCGAACGCAATTGCCCACATAGCTCCTGTTTCAGGCGGAACGTTTGGTCCCGAGGTTAGTATCGGTAAAGCTTTAAA